GGACCACACGCATCTGCTGCTGTGCAATCCTTACCTTGCACGATCCCTTATAAAGAGATCGTGCCCCATCCCCGTCTCAGGTTCGCCTGACGGGGCAAGGCATATCGGTGTGCCATAACTACTGGCCCGTCTTGTGTGTACTCTTCAAGAGTCCATTGGTACGGAGGAATACGCGTTTTTGACGCGCGTACGCCAGCAGGAGCCGAACTGAGGGCAATTGCGCCCCTTAAAGACGCAATACGTTGCATCTCAGCCCAACCCTGGGCCCCAGCTTTTATAACGCGGGGGCGGACCAACCATGAATAATACTCCTTACGCTGCAACTTCGCATTATAGCGAGATCGTAGGTTCAGTTTCTTATTTTCATGGCGAGCCGTTTTTCGGATGTCAACTAAGCTAATACAAGACCCTTCCGCATCTTTCGAGTACGGAACGGGCCTGGTGCGCTGGATCAAACCAGCAACATAATCAGCCGTCGCAAACATACCCTTCTCGCAGAGTGCGTTGTGAAACGCAACCCAGCTTGCAAGGGACATACCGACTAAACGATGATGCCATGTGCACTTCATGCGAAGTGGGGTAACGTTGACGCCTTTAAAAGCGTCAACCCCGCATGACTCCCTAAAGGAGCCAGCCACACAACATTTCCCTGGATTGAACATAAGTCCATATTTGGGGAAATGATGTAGTAAAGCAGCGTGTTCATTGCTGCCAACTATGATATCATCGCCATACACGTACACTCCTTCGGCCGCCTTTTGGGCGGACAAGTCTGGCCGTGTATGCTGAATAACTGCGACCGCGAGGGCCCAAAACACAAGCGCTTCTACAGGAAAGCATATAGCTGATCCCATAGGAGCAAACTTGTTCAAAGGCAAGACCTCGCCCGACGGGAGTCGAGTGGACGTAGTACGAGCTGCTATTAAACAGCTCTTCCAAGGCTCGGGAAACAAAGTTTCCACTAAAGCCAAGGATACGCGATCACTCGCCTCTTTCATATCTAGCGTCACCCAGGGTTGCCCCTGGGAAGCCTTCAAGGCTAAGTCCTGATTCACTGTTTGGTCATCAAAATTTACATGACCCTTAGTGAGAGGATTAGATGTTATCGCCTTAACCAGCGACTTCATCAGCCCTTGTTGCACCCACTGATATTCAAGTGGTTCGCAAGATATTAAACGCGGGCCTCTTGAGTCTTTGGGGACTAACACGACTTTAGCCGTGCCAGTCTCCTTTTCCTCAAGAGATAAGAACGCCTGGAGTTCGTCACATAGGTGAGTTGAACTGTAAAAGAAGTATTCCTCATAAGGAAACTCCTCGTGCAGCTTACGATAAAATCGGCGGAAAACCGATTTTTCGTATATCTTCTCTCCTGTAGCAACAGCCCCAGGTCCATGCCGAGGTGCAAAAAATGCACCTCTAGGATCCGTTCCGGCGACAACTCTCTTGACGAGAACTGAAGCTTGACGGACAATCCATTGCATGGTCGGATCCTGAATCTTGAGCTCACGCCCAAGGTCACGATCCACGGTCTTAAACGAGTTGATGACTTCATCAGCTTGTTTCGCGTCTATCGGAAGCTCTAGTTTGTAAAACAAGTAGAGCAACTGTCGTAGCCATCCTAGTGCACCTGGGGACGCATCACTGCGTTCCAATCCACTATCGTCAAACACCTGTTCTATGAGACTCCCAAATAATAAGGGTATCTCGGACTTCGGCCTCTTTTGGAAGCCGGCAGTTTGTAGAACAGCGCCTGTAGCTAGAGCCAAGTCAATGGCTTTCGCAAGAGATGGAAGCGTTCTAGTTAGGAACGAAATCCCCTCGTTGGCGGTGCGACTTTCTATTTCAAGAAGGTCGCGTTCGTGCTCGGCGTTTGGATATGCAGATGAACCAGCCACATCGCTGAGGCTGGCCTTAAACACACCTAGATAGATGTCAATTGAAACGTCGTTCATACTTCGTTCCAATTGCGCACCTTCCACTTGCGACGGTCTCTGGTATGTGGCCTGACTGGGGGTTTCCCAATCGGCTCACACAACCATTGTCCGTCATCCGCAAGTATCTCGAAGAAGCACAGACGTGCACTCGAGAAACCAAACTTCACCTGGACGTTGTCCGGGTTGTACACATGCACTATGGCATCATAGAAATTAATTTCCATGCTTCCATAACGTACAAAGTACATTCCGTAGGCGTCCTGGCTAATTTGGGGTCTAGGCGTGAGGCTTTTCATATTTCCTGTGTTTTTCATAGGTAGTATCCTAGCACTCACTGTTTAAGTTCCAGACTCGACGAGAACCTGAAGTCCTCATCCACGTTAGACAGTCGTACACGATATTAAGTATCCCTACTTATCTTCGGGAGTTCCTTCCATGTACGGCGAAGCCTTTATTGTTAGGCTTCCATATTCAGAAACTTGTCGAGTTGCCCACTGACGCAAAGAACGTCAATGAGTGACCCGATGATCGTCTGAAGATGTGCGGTGGTGATGAAGCCGCCCGATTGAATCGGACGGTCCAACACAAGCTGACCAGAAGCGGAGGGGGTGACCCCTCCAGTATCGGCAATATCCGTGTCTAAACGGGTAAAGTCGTACCTGATCAAGCTCCGGCATCGCTGCTTGAAACCAGTCCCAGAGAGAGTATGAGCAATGCTCAATTCCCTTGGGGTAGTGGTTGCAGAGGCAGCGACGCGCCGCTTGGATCTGTCGATCACGTGCGAGAGCACAGACGCGTAAGTAAGCGCGCCCACTGCTCCGGGTTTTGTGGCACTACCGCTATCGGTAATGACCAAGTCTGAGGTGAACATAATGTGTGAATGCCTTTAATCAAGGCGGTTATACGTTTAGTGATCCTTAGGTTTCTAGTATCGGCTCGGATTTCAAGTTCGAGCTTGGACCCATAGCCCAAGGGGGCACCTACTACGCAGAAGTGCGCGTACGGTGCGTTCCACCAAGTAACTTATTCATCAGCAATGACCCCGAAAGGGCTATTTGCTTCAGTTTAAGTCGCTTAGTCGTGATCGAGTGGATATCAGGAACAGTCCTGACTCGATTATAGTAGTTACGTGTTCCGTAATAAATCCCTGCACGAGCAATCGGAGGAGTTATACCCCACCAGTTTCCTGGTGGTGAATAATTCCCTATCGAATTACTTGTAACAAGGGCGGAGCACTCACACTCGCTATGGTATGCCAATGAATGGCAAAAGTCCGTAACGGTTGTTTGAATTGGGAAATTGTCCCTCGCAAATGACTGCAAGAAACCCGAAACGTCGACTACCCAGTCGACTAAGAAGGTATAGGGTATTGCGTTCCAAACAATCGAAGGGTCCAAACGGACCCCCAAATTGTCAAGTAACGTAGCTATCCTCTCTTCGGTTTCCCCCATACTAGGAACGGTATAGATATACCGCATTGTAGCATGGTAGACTGGACGTTTAATCCAACGCGCCCTCCTTTCAAGGAGTACCGTTGGTCTATTAGACGTACCCGCCGAATTAGTTCGGAACGGGGTTGGCCACGAGCGCTGTAATGGCGCTAGTGACTTCCAGCTGGTATCCTCAGGTAGCCCCCCAGATGTGGGGAGAACCCGGCGAAAATGCCGGACCTGAGGTTTACTAGAATAACGCTTGATAGCCTCAATCTTACGACTGAGATTATCAAGAGAGACAGCCATCGACACCGCATCCCCTATCAAGGGAACGATGCCAAAAGATGCCTCGAGGTGGGCGCCCGTCAGGCGTTTAGCAATGTCTTTCGACATCGCTAAAACGCCCCCGGGGCGCTTGTATCTAGGATCATTATACGGAACATCCTGTAGCCCTTTAGAGGCTGACCCGCGATTGCGCGTCATCCCCTTGGCATCCAGGTACTTCCCTTTGATCCTAGCCACCGCTGTCCCCGCCCTCGCCCACGACTTGAGGTCTTTAAGCTCAAGTATATAGTTCAACAATGATGAACCCTCATTTATATGAGGGACCATGTAAGCCAAGGCAATTTCTGCCATGGCCTTCATGTCAATTGTTGGACTTGTGGTCAAGGCCAGTGCAGCGTCAAACTCGCTCTTCGTGTAACCTAATATGTACGCATTACTGCGTCCAGCATTAGGAAACAAGACTCGGCAGAGTGGCGCGCTGAACTGGTTTGTCTCTACAGAATGCAAACAATCGCGAAAGCGACCATCTGTACCTGTGTCATCAGTTATAGATTCCAATCGGCTCGAAAAGCCATTAGGAACTAACCAATTGACACCCGACGGTGCAAGACTGGACCACCCATCGCTTATCCCATAAGGGATCGGTGATGGAGTGAGCCAGTCTTGGTCTCCGCAGGTTAGAATTGGACAACTGGGTCCGGTAGTTACTCTGGTTCTCATATTCAAACGAAATGCTCGGCGCATAATGC